GCAAAGGCCAAACAGCCCACACGGCAACAATAGACAAAAACAACCACCACATCAGTCATTCTCCAATCTCGGGGTCACATCGACCACCTCGGCTTCGATCACCCGGGCCTGAGCCTGCGCCAACGCCTCAGTGATCGAGATCGTCCCGCCCACCTCAATCTGCTTCGTTTCCCCGTACCGCTTGCGATTGTGGGCGCTCATGAGCCACTTGCGCGTGTCGATGCGCAGCTTGTCGCGGTTGACGGTATCGCTCGATGACGGGTCAATCGCCTCCACCCCATCGGCAATCTCAAGAATCTCCCCGGCAAGGAACTCGGTGCGCATCTCCTGCGCTTCCTTGAACCGCTCGTTCCTTTGGGGGTCACGCTTGACCCAGCGCAGGAAATCCTCATACGAGATGATGCGCGGGTCGTCTTCGATCAGGGATTGCAGGGAGCGGCCCCGGTAGATGTCCTCGATGACACGCTCGAAGATTTGCTCATATTCGAGGTGCAGCAGTTCTCTCGCGGCCTTGGTGGGCCGTGGGGGCTTGGGGTCTGGGCACGACAGCCAGTTTGGGAGTGGGGTTTCACCGGTGACAACCGTGCCTACGAACTGAGGGTTTCCTTGTTCCATAGTGAGTGGGAGTGTACAGCGGTTTGCTGAGTCTGTGCAACGTGGGGAAAGTGGACCCATTGGGTTTTTGATTTTTGAAAAAATTTTCACGGGTTTTGTGATACCGCCCTGCCAGCGACCCACCCGCCTCCGGCCCTCCCCCGCCCCCTCGAACCCAGCGCCGCCGCGCCGCCCGGGCACCGCGCACCCCGGCCGGGTGCCGCCGGAAGCGATGGCACCCGCACCCGGGCACCCCGTGGGTCAGGATCAGGCACCGCACCCAGTGGGTCAGTGGCACCCGGTGACACTGGTGACACCGGTGACAAACCCCCGTTTCAGTTGTCCCCAGCCCGAAACCCCGAAAACCGGGGGTTTGTGCCCCAGTGGGTCAATGGATCACCCGAAAAGGCCGGGAAAACCGGGGCAAACGGGGGAAAACCGGGGCAACCGGGCACCCAGTGGGTCAGGAAAAGGGGTTCACGGGGGCGCGGTGACAATCGGCCCTTTCGCGCACAGGAAGCCTTGTTCTAACGACTTTTGAAAAGGTACTTATTTTCTGGTTTTCTCAAAACTGACCCCCTGAGACAAAAGGGCCATTTGTCACCGCCCCATGATCAACCCCCAAAGGGGCACCCAGTGGGTCAGGGAAAACACCTACAATTTTTTTCATGCTGGGGGTTGACAATGGGCACCCAGTGGGTTACATTAACGCATCGGTCAGACAAAACCGATACCTCGTAACCCGTAACCGTGAAGGATGAAGACACCATGAACCGCCATCGCTTGACCTACATCGAGATGTACCCGCAACCCCTCGAGTGTGAACCGCACCCCGTGATCATTTGGGCCGGTGCCGCCCTCGCCCTGATCGCCTTGTGGGTGATCACCGTTTTTCTTTTCTCTCTGTAACCCGTAACCGTGAAGGATCACACCATGAACACCGCAACCGATACCCGCATCATGATCGCCGCCACCGTGGACCGCCTCGCGCAAGTCAAGGCCGAGATTGCCCGCCTGACCGATGAGGAAAAGGCCCTGAAGGATGTACTGATCGCCTCGGGTGAAAAGGCCATTGACGGCACCGCGCACCGCGCCGCCATTGTCTACAGTGAAGGCCGCACCCTGATCGACTGGAAAACCATCGCCGAGCGGTTCAACCCCTCGCACCAATTGATCACCGCGCACACTTCCACGGGTGCCCCGTTCTACACCGTGCGGGTCAGTGCTCGCAAAGGGGCCTGATCATGGGGTGGACCTTTTACACCGATTGCCCGGGGTTGACCCGTGCTCAAATGATCGCCCGGGAATTTGAACAAAAACCCACTGACCGCAACCCGTGGGCCTTTGGGGTTCACATGATCGCCGAGCGGGGGTCCACGGTTTACGCCATCATGTGGCGCGAAAACACCCGCGAGGGGGTGGCCCGTCAATACTTCGGCGAAGTGATCCTGACCCAGCGCCGCCGGGGTGAATTCGGATACAAAAACATCGGCGAGGATTGCGGCCCCTATTACTTCGATTGCCCCGTGCGCGTCCTCGATGAATTGGACCGCCTCGCACCCGTGCCCGAGACTTCAAATGCCGCCGGGTGGCGGGTCCGGTGCCGCGCAAAACACGCCGAGCGCCGCGCACGTGCCCGCACCCAGTGGGCACCCGGGCAAAGGGTGCGATTCTCGCCCCCGGGCGATGTTTTCGAATTGATCGCCCCCGCCGGTCCCCGCCGTGGGTGGCACGTGCGTCGCCTTTGCGATGGTGCCCACTTCAGGGCACCCGCCGCCCGGTTCACCCGTGCCGAGATTGTGAAGGGGTGAACCGTGGACCTTTTCAATCAATTTATCCGTGAAACCTTTGTAACCCGTAACCGTGAAGGATCAACCGTGAACACTGCAACCGCACCCCGCACCCTCGCCGCCATCGCCCGCGATATCCGCACCCACTGGAAAAAACCCTATTTCGGGGCCGTGCCTTACCTTCAGGCAATGGGCACCCTCGGGGGCTTGAATGATCAATATGGGCTTGACGATGCCCGCTCGATTGCCCGGTATTTCCTCGCAAACGCGGGCACGTGGCGGGGCGAGGATGCCCGCCGGATCAAGGCCGAGATTAAATCCATGCTGGGGGACAAGTGATCATGAAATACCATTTCATCCCTGAATCCAGCAACCGCAAAACCGGGGCCATTCCGGTGACCTACACCGAGCAGGCATCGTGCCCGCCATCGTGCCCCCATTACCGGGCCGATTGCTACGCCGAGGATTTTTACACCCGCATGGCATGGGATAAGGTGCCGCAAAGGGGCGGCACCCTTGAGGCCCTTTGCGAGGCCGTGGCGGCACTGCCCGAGGGTCAATTGTGGCGGCATAACGTGGCCGGGGATTTACCCGGCGAGGGTGAGGCCGTGGACCCGGCCGCACTGGGTGAGATTGTCCGGGCGAACATCGGCCGCCGTGGGTTCACGTACACCCACAAGAAAAGCCCCGAGGCCCTCGCATGGGCCGCGCATGCCACCCGCTGGGGGTTCACCGTGAATCTATCGGCCGATGATGCGGGCGAGGCCGATGCCCTCGCCGAGCACGGCCCCGTGTGCGCCATCGTGCCCACGGATACCCCCGAGAAAAGCTACACCCCCGAGGGGCGCACCATCATCGTGTGCCCCGCGCAAACCCGCGAGGATGTAACGTGCGCATCGTGCGGCCTTTGTGCCATCCCTGACCGCCGGGTGATCATCGGTTTTCGTGCGCACGGCACCCGTGCCCGGGTGGCCGATGCAAAGGCCCGCCGGGTGATCCCCATTGCAACCCTGAAGGATTGACCATGCCCCTCGATTTAATGACACTGCCCGCCCATGAGGCCGAGGCCCTCGCATACGCCGAGGGGTTCACCGGCACCGCCCGCCTTTTCGCCCGCATCGCGGACCTACAAAAGGCCCTCGGCGAGGCCGTGGCCGAGATTGAATCCCTGAAAAATACCCGCGATCAGCTCGAGGCCGATTTATACGTGGCCCGCCGGTTGCGGGCTTACCCGGGGGACCCCGATTGATCACCTTTTCAATTGTTTTATCCCTTTTCTTCGCCGCCGTGCGGGCCGTGCTTTTACTGATCGCGGCCTTGATCACCGGCCGAGATTGACCCCGCAACCCCGCCCCCGGATCACCCCGGGGGCTTTTTCACCCCCTGAAGGATCACCCATGAACACCGCACCCGATACCCTCGCCACCGCCGCCCATGCGGCCCCCAGTGCCCCCGAGGCACCCGCCGCCACCCTGACCCCCGCCGGGGCCTTTGCCGCCACCCTCGGGGCCTTTGTGGCCCGCCGGGGGCTTGACGAAAACCGCGCCGCCGGGTTGCTGGGGGTGCCGGTGTTCACCCTTCGCAAGTGGACCACGGGCACCCGGGCACCCAGTGCCGCCGCCGTGCGGTTGCTTGACGTGCTCGGCACCCTCGAGGCCCTCGCGCCGCCCGTGCTCGAGGCCCTGACCCCGCCCGCCAGCGCCCTCAAGCGGCCCCGGGGGCGACCGAAGACCAAGGCTGACTAAGGCTCCCAACCAGCCAACGCCACCAGTTTTTAAGGCATCGAACCAACCGATGGCCCCAAGTTTTAAGGCATCGAACCAATCAACAGGAGTAAAAATGCGAACCGCACCCGATCACTACGAACGCATCTACGGCGACCTTGGCCTGCACCCGCAGGACGCAGCCAAGTGGGTCTTTGCCTCTGGATGGAACTGCGCCATCGAGGAGATGATCCAGCGAGTCAACGCCATGCCCTTCGTCGCTGACACCCGCGCATCGTTTGCCGTCTACCTCGGCTCCATGATGCACATCGAACCCAACGAGATCGTCAAGGAGAAGATGCAATGAATACGAAACAGACAGAGGCGCTGAAGCTGGCGCTGGAGGCGATGGAGTTGAATTGCTCTAGCCAAACAGAAAGCCCAGCAACCAAAGCTATGGCCGCCATCCGCGAAGCACTGGCCGAGCAGCCAGCACAGCAGCAGAAGGAAGGGTTTGCATCACCCGGAGGAGGTTACGTGCCTGCAATCCCAAGGCCAATGCCACTTGATTGGAAACTTGTCCCGAGGAAAGCAACGCCAGAAATGCTCAAAGCAATGGATGAATGCGCCCAAGAAGGGTATGACGAACGGCTTTATGCAGGCATGGCGTCATCCGTCTACATGGCCGCTTGGGATGCTTCACCAGTGATGGGGACTTTGCCCGAACAGCCAGCACAGCAGCAGGAGCCTGTGGCGTGGATGTATCAGAACAAAAGCACACATGAGGTAAGTTTTCAAAAACACATGCGGTCTTTTGTTGACCATGGCGCGTGGTATGAAGTCCCGCTGTATAGCGAACCATTGGCGAACCAAGAAAAAACTTCTGGTTCGCCAAAGCCTGCCAAACCTGAAGCCTTGCGGCTGGCTGATGCAATGGAATACGACCTTGATTGGTGTGATGAAGCCGCCGCCGAACTGCGCCGCATGCATGACCTTCTTGGAAAGGCCAACGCACTGTGCCGTATCAGAGTCGAGGAAATAGAGCGCCTGAAGGCACAGCCAGAGCAGGAGCCTGTGGCGTGGATGTATCAATGCAGTGCTGATAGTTCAGGGCCAGTCCTAACGCAGCACAAAAAAGATTGGGCAGAAAGTGGCAGCGGTCTTTGGGTGGAAACTCCACTCTACACATCCCCACCAGCAAGCAAGCCGTGGGTGGGGCTGACGGATGAGCAGATCGCAGAGATAGCTGCAACGCCATGCGCAGTCGCTGGCTCTTATGTGCACACATTTGCCCGCGCCATCGAAGCCAAGCTGCGGGAGAAGAACACATAAAGCAAAAGGCCCGGTGATCCCGGGCCTTCTTCATTCCATTGTGTCAGGGTCATACCCCTTGACCAGCTTGCGCTCGTAGCCCTTCTCGTAGGCGTGGCGGTAAATGTAGTCTGCGTGGCGCTGCTTGGCCTTGATGACCTTCTCGCGGTACGCCTTGAACATGGTGGGCAGACTCGGGTTGATGGCCCATGTGACCTTCTTCTTGTGCAGTTCGCTCTCCACCTGCACCACCCAGCCCGCCTGCTCCAGCACCAGCATAGCGTCCATGACCGCCTGATCCTTCTGCCAGTCGGTCTTGCCCTCAAGCTGACGCCGCGCTGACTTCTTCAGGGTGCGCAGGTCGATCATCTGCGTGTCCCCGCTGATCTGGATCACATGGTCGATCACCCACTGGTCGAAGTCATTCGTGATCGCACCACCCACCTCGCCCAGCGAGTACCGGTAGGCCGGGATCACGTAGCCACGGATCAGGCTCACGACCCTGTGGACAACCTCAGCCTGCACCTGCGGGGCGAACGGCGACTCGATGATGTGGAACAGCAGGATCAGACGGCCAGCCAAGCCCTCCAGCTTGCCAAACGCCGTCATGTACTCGGTGCCGCTGTCCAGCACCCGCTCGTCCTGCTTGGCCTGCTCGTACCACGCTTGGAACTCGCGGAAGGCTGTGAATGCTTCTGTGGATAAGTGGTAGGTCTGGGGCGGCAGCGCGAAGGTCAGGCGCAGGGTGTTCTCCCATGCGGCCGCGCTGGTCATGTACTCGGGGATCGGGTGGCCCAGCTTGGTCTTGCTGCCGCGCAGCACGGCTGGTATAAATCGCTGCAACAGGCCATCCGCTGCGAGAGAGGCCAGGTTTTGCCTGAACACTTGGGGCTGGATGTTGCCGTAGATGCTGACGGCCAAGTTCTCGCAGTAGATCGACCCAGCACCCACCCGGTCCATCTCGTAGTGTTCTGACTCGTAGCTGACCACCCACGCTGACCGATCCTCGCCGCTGGTCTTGTCCGTCAGCTTGCGCACCCATGAATTCATCTCGTCGAGGTGGCACAGCAGGCCACGGGGACGGTCGGCCGCTTGGCGCACCAGCTTCTGACTCGTGATGTCGCTGACCGTGATCTTGAGCGGCACGGGCTGCGGGGGCATCTCGGGCACACTGGGA